CATTATTTTTTACCTTTACTTGTACCTGTGTATAGACCAAACCAGGCAGCGCCAGCACCAACAACGATACTGATTAAACCTGATTGTTCCATAGTAGGAGTAGGCAAGTTCATATACCATATTACACACTTATATAATAGTACAATGTAAACTGTTAAGAACAACCTTGGAAATATTCTCCATGCATCAACAGCTCTTGCCATATGAATTAGTTTAGCATATGGGTTTATACCAAGGTCTTTGATTGAAGTATCAACTTCTAAATCAACTTGTATTTTTTGTTTAGGTTCTGCAACCTTAACATCTTTATTTTCTTCTGGCATTTTCTCTCTCTCGTTGTTTTTCGTTCTCTTCTTTAATATGTGTCACCAAGAGGTTAACATATATCTCCCTCTCCCACGGCAACATATTCTCCAATTCTGTCAAAGAATATTTATGATGTTGCATTAACGCAAAATTAACCTGGAAATAGTTTTCTAGGTTGTCGTGTGAGAGGGCGATACGAAAAAATCGTTTAGCCCCTGCAATACCATTTTACTCTTTACTTTGGTCTTAGGGTTGGTTATTTCAACCTCTTGTTTCAACTTCGGCATAGTTTCAAAAAACTTTTGAATTTGTGCAAATATTGTTGAATTAAGACCTTCAATAAATTCATGTAGTTCAGCTTCTTTGTAATCAACTGCTTGATGTACAGTTTCACCATCAACGATTTGGTAGATAGCCTTAGCAATCATGTTAAACATGTTTTCTGTTTTTGGTTTTTCTACATCCATATCGGGGTCAAAATCATCAATAGTTGGATACTTCATAATCATCTTAATTTTATCATTGATTTTGATTTCATTAGTATGGTCATCTGTAACATGTACTTCAACCTTAGACAAATCAACTTCTACATTTCCGTAGGTCTCATTGTCATCAGGACATTTAATTTTTAATTTCGCAATTTCACCAACTGACTTAGCTCTAATCTGTAAAAAGATGTATTCTAAATCAAATGTTGGTAGTGCTGATACATTAATAGTTTTAAATGTACATGCGTCAACAATTTCTTTTAATGCGTTTGTGATTTGTTTACTTTCACCTGATTCCATGGCAATCATCAATAGTTTCTCTTCTTTTACAAGAAAAGGTCTATACTTGACCGCCGTATCAGTAGAAGGTAGCGTCAACTCATAGCTCGCTGTTTCTAATATAGGTAATGACATTATATCTCCTTGTTCATTATATTATAAGAATGGTGGGAATACCCTACCACCCGTTAATTTACCGATAGGCGTTGCTCTCTTAACTTGGTTAAGCACATCTCTACCAGTTCTTCTTAGTTCTGGTGGTAACTTATTTAGTATACCACTGAATAGACCGAAGTCTTTTGAAGCCTTAAAATCAGGCACATCACCAAGTGACTGCCCTATTGTTAGATTACTTATTTCACCTGAAGTTAGATTGTACCAACTTCTAAAATTAAATGTTACAGGCACATTTACACCAGTATCATTTTGACCATAATCATAATCTATAGAACCAATAGTCGCTGGGTAAACTTCGTATAGTCTGACACCATATGTTGTATCATCTCTATCACCTCTACCTGCATATTGGCCTAATTGTAAAATATCTACTGACCCCACATAATCATCATAGAAGTTCATGTCATGTGTGCCTAAATCGTAAATAAGTTTTTGCCATTCTTCAAAGAATACTCTTTGTCTTAAAAACTTATCACCATAAAAATTCATTTCTATTTGACCTGAGAAACTATAACTGTATGGTATTTCTCTTCTTGGTCCGTATATCTGGTGTGCCGTTGAATTAATATCTCTACTCGGCATAGTCACCTTGTTACACATCATGCCTACATTTCTTTTTAGGTCTGATTGACTGTATTGTTCAAATCTTTGATGTGGTGGTGGTCCAAAACTTTCTGTTTTACCGACAGGACCTAATTTGTATTTTTCAGGTGGGTTGAAGATAACTAAAAATCTATTTGGTCTTGCAACACCCTCACCTTGTCCTAGTTCTGCAATAAATCTATTTACTGTGGACTCTTTATTGCCACCATAAAACTTACCTGAACCACCTAATCTTTTTTGTGCATCACCGGCAACATCTTCTAAAGATGTATCTCTTGGTAAACCAAGTCTGATATCAAAGTTACCTATTCTACGACCACCTCTTAAAATTGCCATTATAGTACCTTGCCCTTATTAACGCCGTGCTTGATAACATATTTCTGTGTACCATTAGCACCAACTTCTACCTCTTGTCGTAGATTTCTTGTTAGATTTAATTCTTGTTTTTTTCTGTTCACTTCTTTTGCGTGTTCAGTTAATTGTTTTGTTCTATCTCTGTCCATTAAATTTTTCTCCTGCTGTCTGCAAATACTTTTCCAAGACTAGCGCCTTGAAACTGTGCAACAGGTAAATAACATGCTATGGCCATCTCATCAACATCTACTCTTAAAAAATTACTCTGTACTTGTCGCCATAAGTATTTCTTAATAGCAGGTCTAATTAGACTATTACCTTTCAAGTTAGAATAACCAACTTGTAGTTTTGTACTTCTATCAAATTTACCATTACTTGTGTATTGTTGTAAATCTTGTAACAATTTAAATCTCAATGCATATGGTAGATAGTGAAAGTTTAGGCCAACAAAACCACCTTTAAATACATCAACTGGCAATACTAATGGAAAGACATCATAGAATGGTAACTTTGCCTTAGTCTTAGGGTCATAATAAAACATAGACATTCTGCCTGCACTAGGTCTACCAACTAACTTACCATCTCGCATAAGTTTACCTGATGAAACTCTATCTGCAACCAATGAGGCTGCATTTCTGTACCAACTGGCTGATTTTAGTTGGTTACCTTGTAAATCTTTTAACGGTTCAAATATATTTGCCATACTACTATTTATACCTATTTTATAAGCACCAATAAAAAAGGGCTCCCTTTCGAGAGCCCCTTCAAAGTTAGATGTTTTTAGAGAGAGATACTAGTCTTCGTCTGCAAGTTTGCTAAAGTAAGATAAAGTATCATCTTCATCATTATTTAAGTCACTACTCGCACTTGCTGAGGACATAGTTGGTACATCGTCACTTTTCACAGTAGGTGCAGCCATAGGTGGGAGGTCCATCTGGTCTGCTGTTACTGTGCTTTGTGTACCCGTAATTACCCTATTCAGTTTCTCTTTGAGTTCATCATAGGTCTTAAAATTACTAGGGTCAACAAATTCTTTAAGAGCATATTGCTTTTCCCAAATAGCTTTGATATCATCGTCACTATCTTTGATTTTGCTTACGCCCTCAAACTCGGATTTATCATAGTTCCAATAACCATCAACTTTCCTAATTTTCAGTTTGAAGTTTGCACCTTTCCAGAAATCAAATGGATTAATAGGTGTTTCGTCTTCAAATGCTGGTTGCATCGCTTCGGTAATCTTATCAAAGATTTTCTTACCAAACTTGTACAGTTTTACCTGTCCTTCGTTTTCAGGATGCTTAGGATCCGATACAACATAGATGTTTGCAAAGTAAGATAATTTTCTCTTACGCTTTCTAGCAATATCTTTGTCACTATCTAAACCAGTATTCCATAGTCTGCTGTTTTCCTCAGACACAGGATCCTTTTGGTTAAGTGTTGTCAAACTGTTTTCAATAAACCAGCCGCCTTTGTCTTGGAATGCATGAGACCATACTCGCTGCCATGGCATCTCTTCGCCATTAGAAGCAGGTAAGAAACGAATAACAGCATAGCCGTTACCTGTTTTATCCATCTCAGGTTTCCACAACCTGTCGTCCTGATATTTGTTTTTGTTTGATTGGTCTTCTGGAGTAAGTTTAGTTTCCAGAGCTTTGGTGATTGCGTCAAAATTACTTTGACTTGATTTTAAACTTTCAAAATCCATATTATTCTCCTTTGTATATATGTTTTATGTTCGTTGTCTTAGTGTAGCCTGTATAATCGGCTTCATTGGTATTTATACAAGTTTTACTGTTCATGTTGTACATTATATTATAAAACTAGCATATTGTCAAGCGTGGAATAGCTTATGTATTCCACATTCGGCAATTTCTTATTATTCTCCCATTCTTCAATAGGAGAATTGACGGCATCTCTACCATCATTAAATTGATTAACTTTGTAAAATTTGATATCTGGATTCCATCTGAATAGTGTGTACCATTGTCTAATCCAATTCACAGCCGGTGTTGGTCCGTTCTGTGATGCTGTATAGTGTTTTGTTGACTTGTACATGTTGTTAATAAACTTAGTAGCACTTAATAAATCTTGGCCAATTAAGAATACTTCTTTTGGTTGTTCTCTCTTAATTGCAACATAACCAGATGTAGGTCCACATGACCAACCATGGTCTTTTGGTGTTGTCTTATCACCATCTTCATCAACCA